CTGCTCGTGCTGTTCCTCACTGATCGCATTACGGCTTGAGTTGCGCTTGGGTCCGGAATTGCGCGCTTCGATAGCTGGGTTAAGGTCCGCCTCCTTGCCGGTTTCCCCGTACTTCCGCACACGCGCCAACCGTTCGACCTGGCGCCCCAGCAAATCAATTTCCTTGAAGTCGCGGCCATCCTTGTCCGACTTCGCAATCAACACCATCAGCCGGGTTTCAAGCGACGCCTCGATACGCTCGCAAGCGCTGGCTTTGTCCCACGCCCCGCGCCGCTTCCATGCCCCAACAGTCGAGCGCTTGAGTTTCAGGTGATCAGCAATCGACGCGAGGCGCCAGCCCTGCCAATAGAGGGCGCGCGCCACGTTCCTTACATCGTGTTGAAGTGCATCGGCGTCGGAGGTTTCAAGCATGGCGCCAGCGTACCCGCGCCCTACGCGCGTAGGCACGCGCTAGCGTCTGTCCTCGGCGTGGGCACAGACACGATTGATTGAATCGCGCGGAACGACGCAGCACCATGCAAGCAAACCAACCCCTGCTCAACCGATTGGAGAATCCCGCCATGCAACCAGGCGCAGAAAATCACACCCCTCGCTCCAAAGTTTTTCGCGTCGCAGTCGAAGGTGCGACCACAGACGGCCGCACCATCTCGCGCGAGTGGATCGAGCAGATGGCAAAGAACTATGACCCACAGCTTTACGGGGCGCGCGTGAATCTGGAACATATCCGCGGTGCGGTACCGGCACCCGCCAGCCCGTTCGGCGCATATGGTGACGTGCTAGCGCTCGAAGCACGCGAGGAAACGACCGAGCCGCACCAAGGTAAGCTCGGGCTTTACGCGCAGATCGACCCCACCGCCTCGCTAATTGATCTCACGAAAGCCCGGCAAAAAATCTACACCTCGATCGAAGTCGCGCCCTCATTCGCCGACACGCGAGAGGCGTACATGGTCGGCCTGGCGGTGACGGACAGCCCCGCGAGTCTGGGCACGGAAGTCCTATCGTTCGCCGCACAGAACCCAGCCGCCACCCCGTTCGCGAGCCGCAAGCAGGCTCCCGACAACTTGTTCACCGCCGCCACCGAGACCGTAATCGAGTTTGAAGCGGCACCGGCCAGCGCAAGCCCCGGCCTATTCTCTCGGGTGAAAGAATTGCTCAGCGCGATGAAAGGCAAAGACGCCGGCGACGCCTCACGTTTTGCCGATGTAACACAGGCAGTGGAAGCACTCGCCACCCATAGCGCCGACACGGCGGCCAGGGTAGGCAAATTCGCCGGTCGCGTCGACACCCTCGAAACTCAAGTCAAGACCCTGACCGCCGATCTAAGCAGCTCAAAGCAGGCATTCGACGCCTTGCAACAGCAGATCTCAACCACCGGCAACGGCCAACCCGCGCGACCACCCGCCACCGGCCAGGCATCCGTTGCCATGACCGACTGCTAAACGGCGCGGCAACTCCTTCAACGTCTCGGAGATTTATCCATGCGCAATACCACCCGTGTCGCCTTCAACGGCTACCTGGAGCACATCGCCAAGTTGAGCGGTGTCACGGACCCAACGGTCAAATTTGCCGTCGCCCCCAGCGTTCAACAAAAGCTGGAAACCCGGATTCAGGAGTCAAGCGATTTCCTGAGCAAGATCAATATCGTCGGCGTGACCGAGCAGCAAGGCGCCAAGCTCGGTCTTGGAGTCGGTTCGCCGATTGCCAGCACGACCGACACCACCAAAGCCGATCGCGAAACCGTCGACGTGACCGATCTGGATGAAACCGGTTATCTCTGCACGCAGACCAATTTCGACTCGCACTTGACCTACAGCAAGCTCGACTCTTGGGCCAAGTTCCCCGACTTCCAAACTCGCATCCGTGATGCGGTGGTCAAGCGCCAAGCGCTCGACCGGATCGCGATCGGCTTCAACGGCACGTCGCGGGCCGCCACCTCCGACCGGGTCAAAAATCCGCTGTTGCAAGACGTGAATAAAGGCTGGCTGCAACAGTATCGCGACCAAGCCGCAGCGCGCGTGCTCGCTACCGGCAAGACGGACGGCAAGGTACAAATCGGCGAGGGTGGCGATTACGAAAACCTCGACGCCCTGGTCATGGATATTCTCTCCAACCTAGTCGACCCTTGGCATCAGAACGACACCGAGTTGTTTGTGTTCTGTGGCCGCCACCTGATGCATGACAAGTATTTCCCGCTGATGAACAAGTCCCAAGTACCGACGGAAACCCTCGCGGCCGACGTGATCATCAGCCAAAAGCGTATCGGCGGTCTGCCCGCTGTCAGCGTGCCATTCTTCCCAGCCAACGCGGTATTGGTAACGCGCTTCGACAATCTGTCCTTGTACTTCCAAGAAGGTGGCCGGCGTCGAAATGTCGTCGACAACTCGAAGCGCGATCGCATCGAGAACTACGAGTCCAGCAATGACGCCTTCGTGGTCGAAGATTTCGGCTGTGGCTGTGTCGCGGAAAACATCGAGCTATTGCCGCCGTCCGATAAAAAGGATGCCTGATCATGCATAGCCCTGCTCGCTCCCACTTCCAACGCATGACGGCCGCCAAAGGGTCGGCCTCCGCTGGTCCCGGCGAAACCCTGGCTCACGCCGCCGGCTACGAGCTGATGCTCGCCAAACTCGCCAGCGACAAGCGCCGCCTCAAACAGATCCAATCAATCAAACAGAAAATCGCGGTCAAGACGGAAGTCTTGCCCGAGTATGCCGACTATGTAACGGGTGCGCTCGAAGGCGGGCGCGGTGCGCAAGACGATGTCCTGGTCATCATCATGTTGTGGCGCATGGATGCCGGTGACTACGACGGCGCGCTCGATATCGCCCGCTACGCGATCCAGCACAGCCTCACGCTGCCCGATCAATTCGAGCGCTCACTACCCGCGGTGCTCGCCGAGACCTTCGCCGATATCGCCTTGAACTCCATCAAGGACAAGGCGGTGACTGCTGGTCAGTTGATGGAGGTCATCGAGTTGACGGCGGCGACCGACATGCACGACCAGATCCGCGCAAAACTCTATAAAGCCCTGGGGCTGGCTATGCAAGATCAGCCGGGCATCGCCCTCGAACACTTATGCCGAGCGCTCGCGCTGAACGAGCGGGTCGGCGTTAAAAAAGACATTGATCGGCTCAACAAGCTGGTCAAGGTCGCCCAACCTGTTGATAACAACAGTGCGGCCGACCAGTAACGAGCCCTCCGGCATGGCGGCGCCGGCTGACGATCGCAATACCCGAATAGCAACGCGATGCTTAAGCCGGCCCACCGCCATCACCTTCCGAGACTTGCCAGATGAACAGCTTTATCGCCACCGAGCCGAGCAATACCCCGCCGACACCAGCCCCCGGAGCGACGATTAGCAACGACGGCTGGTTCCCTGACATCGACCTGAACAAGCTGCGCGACGCCATGCGGCTCGATGGCACGGTGACTCATGAAAGGCTGGTCGACGCCGTGACTGAAGCCATCGCCTACACCAATGCTCAGTTAGGCACCTGGCAGGCGCAACAAGTCGCAGCAGGCTACGCAAGCCTCGCCGACGTACCTGCGTCCCAGGTCAATCAGGAAAGCGCGAAACTCGGCCACTACCGCAGCGCGGTCTATCGCTGGGCACAAGCGGATTTGACCGAGCGCTACCGGGATTTCGATTCGACTAAATCGGGTCACGCCCACGCCGATCAGCTCGACCCAACGGTGGAAGATCATCGCCGCGCGGCGCATTGGGCGATCAGCGATATCGTCGGACGCCAGCGCAATACCGTCGAGCTGATCTGATGACCCGCGTGATCGCACAACAAGGCGACACCGTGGACGCGCTGTGCTGGCGTCACTACGGGCGCACGGACGGCACCGTCGAAGCGGTACTTGAAGCCAATGCCGGACTGGCCGACTACGGTCCTGTGTTACCGCATGGGCTGGCGGTCGAGCTACCCGAGCTGGCAAGCATCGCCCCGACGCAGCCGCTCTTGCAATTATTTGACTAAACCAGGAGCCGCCATGGCCGAACCCAGCACTACCACCCTTTCTGTCGCCACCGCCGTGGGCCTGGCGGGTGTCATCCCAGGCGTCGACGGCAATGCGCTAATCGGCGCCTTCACGGGCGCGGCCCTGGTTGTCGTCACCTCAAAGGACCTGTCGATCGCCAAACGCTGCGCCTACATGGTGATTTCACTGGTGGCGGGATACATGGCGGCCCCCGAGATCGTGAACGCAACGCCCATTCATTCGACCGGAATTGCAGGATTTTTTGCGGCGGCCCTGGTTATCACCATCACGCTGCAACTGATTGAGCGGGTGAAGTCGTTCGACCTGTTGGCGCTGCTCAAAAAAGGAGACTGAGATGCTGCACAACCACTCTTTGGACGCCGTCATGGCTGTGGTGTACCTGGTCGCCGCCTTGTATGTGCTGGTGCGCCGCAAGCATGGCTCAACCCATCGCCGCCATGTGTGCTGGCTCGCCTGGTTCCTGCTGGTAGTGCTGGGCGGATCATGCATCAGCTTATTGCTGCACCCGGATCGCATCGGTCTGCTCGACGCCTGCCGAGAAATTCTGCTGTGTGTCTTTGTGTTCCGCGCTCGTGGCGACATGGCGCGACTGTTAAGGAGTGAATGATGGTCTTGAAATTAAACGATCAAGGCGGCAACGTTGAATTGCTGCAACGGCGTCTGACACGCGCTGGCTACACCGTTGAGATCACGCATGTATTCGACCAGGCAACCGAAACCGCCGTGATGGCCTTGCAGCGTGATCGGGGCCTGGTGGTCGATGGCCAGGCCGGACCAAAAACCGAAGCTGCGCTACATGGCGCCAAGCATCCCAAGCACTTAAGCGATACCGACCTGATACAAGCAGCGGACGCGCTTGGGCTACCGGTCGCGACCGTGCGCGCCGTCAACCAGGTGGAATCGCGCGGCTGTGGCTTTCTGCCGAATGATGACCGGCCGGCGATTCTGTTCGAGCGTCACGTGTTTTATCAACGGTTAACGCAGCGCGGCATCGACCCCGCCCCCTTGGCAGCAGCCCAACCGAATATCGTCAACCAAGCGCGCGGCGGCTACCAGGGCGGCGCAGCCGAGTATGTCCGCCTCGCCTCGGCCGAGCTGATCGATACGGCAACCGCCGACGAATCGGCAAGCTGGGGCGCATTCCAAATCATGGGCTATCACTGGGACAGGCTCGGTTACGCGAGTATCGATGAGTTCGTGGCCTGCATGGAATCCAGCGAAGCGCATCAGCTCGATGCCTTTGTACGCTTTATCAAGGCTGACTCCGGCTTGCTGGCGGCACTCAAGGCGAAGAAATGGGCGGTGTTCGCCAAAGGCTATAACGGCCCGGACTATGCCGCTAATCTGTACGACGCGAAGCTCGTGCAAGCCTATGCGCAATTCTCCGCTCAGCACGTTCCTTCTGGGGATGCCACACAGCCGGTCACATCTGAAGACGCCGCTCAGCAAGTGCCAGTTGAAAACGGCCAAGCCGACACGGAATCGGCCACATGACCTTTCTGCGCACGGCCCTATGCTGCATCGTCGCAACACTCCTTGCCGGGGGCTATATCTACCTGCTGCGCACCCAACTCGCCAGCGCCCGGCAAGTCGCCCAACAAGCGCAACAAGGCAATGCCGATCGCGACGAGACCATCCGTCAGCTCAACACCAAGTCGATACGCGACACCGCCCAACTGGCCCAGCTCGAACGCGATCGGAGCGCCGCACGTTCCGCACTCTCGGCCCGCGACGCCGAATTCCAGAGACTGCAACATGACAACGCCGACCTGGCCCGTTGGGCCGCTACTGCTTTGCCTAATGACGTTATCCGCCTGCACCAGCACCCCGCTTATACCGGCGCCGCAGCTTACCTTGAACGCCTGCGCCCCAGTGACGCCGTGCACGCTGCCAGCGACAGCGCCGCAGACTAACGGCGAGCTGCGTCACGCGCTGGATCAGGCCGAATCGGCCTGGGCCGAGTGCGCGGCCGTGGTCGACGGCATTGTGGCATGCCAAGCCCAAACAGCATCTGACTCTGCCGCAACAAACATCCATGATTAAACCCGCCAAGCTGCGCGCGGCGCTCGTGACCGCCTGCCCACCACTCGCCGCCAACCCGGACAAGCTTCTGGTGTTTGCCGATGCAGGAATCATCGCCGCGACCGGTGGCCCTTCGCCGTCATTTGAGTATCGCTACCAACTCAATCTGATCTTGCTGGACTTCTCAGGCGAACCGGATCGCATTTTTGTTGCGCTGATCGAATGGGTCAAAGCGTATCAGCCTGACCTGGTAACCAATCGGGATTTGCGTAACACCGGTATCAGTTTTGAGGTTGATATCCTGAACGACAGCACCAGCGACTTGGCGATCAAGCTGCAATTGACCGAGAGCGTGGTCGTGTCGACGGATGACAGCGGCGCTCGCACCGTCACGCACGTCGACGATTCCGACGAGCACTGGACGGCGCCGTAATGGACGAGCTACAAGCCTTGGAGCAATGGGCTGATGCCCTGCTCGCAAAACTCTCGCCCAGCGCCAGGCGCACCGCCTTGCTCGATATTGCCCGTGCACTACGACGTAGCCAACAAACTAGGATTGCGGCACAACAGAGCCCAGACGGCAGCGCCTATACCGCGCGTAAAACTCGTCCCACCAAAGGCGGAAAGAAGCTGCGCGACAAACAGGGGCGCATCAAGCGCAACGCCATGTTTATGAAACTCCGCACCGCCCGATTTCTCAAGATCGAAGCGGACGGCGCAAGTCTTGCCGTTGGCTTCACGGGCCGCATCGCACGGATTGCGCGCATTCACCAGGAGGGCGAACGCGCGCCTGTTGCGCCGGGCGGCCCCGAATATACCTATCCGGCGCGCGTGCTGCTCGGCTTCACCGAGGCCGATCGGGAAATGATCCGAAATCGACTATTGAGTCAACTCGTCACATAGCACACTTAAGGCACGAGGCACCTCGATTCAGGCGAGATGGCGCGTGCAATGGGTACGCGATTAGCAAACGCCGATTTGCAAAAAGCACATATCAATCTTGCAGAAATGCATTCAATATTGTAATATGAATGCATTGAGTGCATTTTAACGAGGTGACGCTATGGCGATGCTAACAGTACGCAATCTGCCCGAAGAAGTACACCGCGCACTACGGGTACGGGCCGCTCAACATGGGCACAGCACCGAGGCCGAAGTTCGCGAGATTCTGGCGACCGCCGTCAAGCCGGAGACTCGCGTTCGCCTGGGTGACGCCCTCGCCGCATTGAGCCGCAAAATCGGCCTGACGAATGAGGATTTCGAGATCTTCGACCAAGTCAGAGACAAGACACCCGCCGAACCTCTGAGGTTTGAATGATCGTTCTCGATACCAACGTCGTTTCCGAGGCAATGAAGCCCGAGCCGCACCCCGCCGTGCGTGCCTGGCTAAACAATCAAGCGGCTGAAACGCTGTATCTGTCCAGCGTGACGCTGGCCGAGTTGCTATTTGGTATCGGGGCACTCCCGGTCAGCAAGCGCAAAGACATGTTGGCACAATCCCTTGACGGCCTGATGGGCTTGTTCAGGAATCGGGTGCTGCCATTCGACACCGATGCGGCACGGCGCTATGCCGAGCTTGCGGTGCTGGCCAAAGCCAGCGGGCGCGGATTTCCAACACCTGACGGCTACATTGCCGCAATCGCGGCCTCACGTGGGTTTATCGTGGCCTCACGCGACGCGGCGCCCTATCAGGCCGCCAGCGTCACCGTCATTAATCCGTGGGAAGCGTAGATAAAATAGCAGGCCTGCCGACGCTCTAGCGGGCCGTTTTTTAGGGCACCTCGCCCCCCTCGTTTGTCCCCATCACGAGCACATTCTCAATCGCTCGCCTCGCGCGTCCATGCCCGGCAACATGCGGCTATGGACACCAACGAACTCCGCCGCCTCATCCTGAACATGATCCGCAAAGGCGTGATCATGGCGGTCGACCCCACCAGCAAACCGCCGACTTGTCGCGTCTCCAGCGGCGAGCTGGAAACGGATTGGTTACCGTGGTTCGCCCTGGCGGCCGGTGAAACACGCGACTGGAATCCGCCGACTGACGGCGAGCAAGTGATGCTGTTCTGCCCGAGCGGCGACCCGGCCCAAGGGGTGGTGCTGCGCGGCTTGTATTCGGATGCAGCCCCAGCGCCCAGCGATAACCCAGCCGCCCATCTGCGTACCTACCCCGATGGCGCCAGCATCAGCTATGACCACGCCACGCACATGCTCAAGGCGGAATTGCCTGACGGCGCAAGCGTGCTGATCGTAGCGCCCGGTTCCGTCACCGTACAAACTGAAAACGCCACAGTTAAATCCACGACGGTCTTACTCGACGCCGACCAAACCACCTGTTCCGGCAACCTGTTGGTCAAGGGCGCGCTTTCCTTTGAGGGTGGTATGAGCGGTAAAGGTGGTAAGGGCAAAACCATCAAGATCGAAGGCGGCGCCGATTTCACGGAAGACGTGACAGCGGCCGGCACCAGTCTGCATGGTCACAAACATATCTGCCGTGGCAATGGCAATCTGTCGGACCCACCGCAATGAGAGGCATGAACGCCACCACCGGTCGCAGCATCACGGATCTCGACCATCTTTATCAATCGGTCGGGAAAATCCTGACGACGCCGCTTGCATCGCGCATCAAGCGCCGCTCGTTCGGTTCGGCAATTCCCAAGCTGATCGATGCTCCAAACAACGGCACGAGCCGCGTACGCCTTTATGCCGCGACCGCGTCCGCTTTGATGCGCTGGGAACCTCGGATCACGGTCACGCGGGTACAACTCTTTATCGACCAGAACGATGAGGGGCAAGCCTATCTGGACATTGAAGGTTATACATCCGAAACGGGCGCGCCCCTAGCGGCAAGGGTTCCGTTGAGAAATGGAGTTACAGCATGAGAGCCACCCAGATTGAACTGTCGCGTCTGCCTGTACAGGACAATGGCGGTACAACATGAGCACCAGCCCGATCGATCTGTCACGTCTGCCGGTGCCTGACATCGTCGAAACCATAGACTTCGAAACCCTGCTCACAGAACGCAAGACGCGCCTGGTATCGCTTTACCCAGCCGATCAACAGGCCGACGTTGCTGCCACGCTCGAACTCGAGTCCGAGCCGATGACGATCCTTCTCGAAGAAAACGCTTATCGCGAAGTCGTCTTGCGCCAGCGGGTCAACGATGCCGCACGCGCCGTCATGCTCGCCTATGCAAATGGCACCGACCTCGACCATCTCGCGGCATTGTTCGACATCGAGCGACTGACATTGGTCAAAGCCGACCCGGAACACAACGTCTTGCAGGTCGAAGAAAGCGATACAGACCTACGCAGGCGCACCCAGCTCGCGCCGCAGGGCTTTTCTGTCGCAGGCCCCGAAGGTGCTTACATCTCGCATGCCCTGAACGCGAGCGCCCAGGTGCTAGACGTCTCGGCCACCAGCCCGGCGCCTTGTGAAGTGCTGATCACTGTCCTATCGCGTGTCGGTGATGGCTCCGCCGATGACGCCCTGATCGAGGTCGTCAAGACCGCACTTCAGAACGATGAGGTGCGCCCACTCACCGACAAAGTCACAGTAAAAAGTGCAGAAATTGTCCGCTATGAAATTCGCGCGACACTCATTTTTTTCGCTGGACCTGATGCTGAGGTGGTGCTCAACGAAGCGCAATCTCGCTGTGACGACTACGTCGCGCAGATGCATAAGCTCGGTATGGAAATCACACTTGACGGCATCTATGCCGCCTCACGTCCGGCCGGAGTGCAACGCGTGATGCTTGACGCGCCGATCGACGATATCCCGATTACGAAACAGCAAGCACCCTTCTGTACAAAGGTGACGCTCACACCGGGCGGCATCTATGTCTAAACGAATCACTCCGAACTCGACCTGTCACGAACGCAATCGGTCAATTGTCGCGGCCGCTATCAGCGACAACCTCAACCCAGGCTCCATCTTATGACTAGCCTGCTGCCACCGAATTCGACCCGGCACGAGCGTAACCTCGCGACCGTCGCGGCGCGCATCAGCGACATCCCGACGCCGCTTGCTGACTTGATGAACCCGGACAAGATCGCGCTAGCCCAGCTCCCGTGGCTCGCCTGGCATCTCGGCGTCGATGCATGGAAAGACTACTGGCCAGAACAGGTCAAGCGTGCCCGCGTCAAGGCAGCGATCCCTATTGCGCGCAAAAACGGCACCGCGGCCGCGGTGCGCCAAGCGGTCGCGACCTTCGGCGGCAATATCGCGCTGCGCGAATGGTTCCAAATGGACCCGCCTGGTCAGCCCGGCACGTTCGACGTGGTATTGACTGTCAGCGGGCGCGACGGAGCCCCCGCCACCGCAGCATATGTCGCCGACGTCATCGCGGAGATCGAACGCATCAAGCCCGTTCGAGCGCACTACACATTCACCCAAGGCTTTTCGATGCACACCTGGCAGCAGATCGCGGCGGCTGGGCAAGCGGCTTTATATCGCCGCCTTTCACTCTCTGATTCACTTTCGGATAACTGACATGGCCGGAACGCTATTAACCATCATGGATGCCGGCCGCGCGGCGCTCGTCGCCACCGGCAACACCGGTACCAATGCACACCAAATCATTGAAATCGGCCTGTCCAACGCACCGTTCGATTCAAGCAACAAGGGGCTGACACAACTACCCAACGAACAGAAGCGCATCACCACGTTTGGCGGCCAGAACGTCGCGCCCGATACGATTCATGTGACCTTGCAAGACGACACCACAGATCAATACACGCTCTACGGCTTTGGCTTATACCTTGAAAACGGCGTTCTACTGGCGGCCTACAGCCAGGGCCGCGAAGACCAAGCGTTGATGGAGAAATCGCCGGCAGCGATGCTGCTGCTCTCGGTCGACCTTTTATTCGCAACGATTGATGCAACAACACTGGTCTTCGGTGACGCATCGTTTTCGAATCCACCTGCGACCACCGAACTGCAGGGAGTGGTCGAGCTGGCGACCCAAGCGGAAGTCGATGCGGGCACGGATGACATGCGTGCAGTGACGCCGAAGACGGCGGCCCAGCGCTATGCAGCACTGGCCGGAGCTCAGTTTTGCGGCTCGATCAGCGTGCAGGACATAGGAGATGTCGGCGACAACGCTAAGCGCGCGCAGATCAGTACCGATGCCACAACCGCTTACTACCATTCCGCAGGCCATACGGTTCTCGGATCAGTGGCCGTCGACGGTGAGACTTCGCTGGTCGCCGGTAACCAGATCGCGTTGCGGGTGCTGCCCAACGGTCACGCTTTGGTCGGTGCCACGGCAGACGACGGCGTCGGTCTTCTTCAAGTGGCCGGCCTGGTCACGGCGCAGACACCGCCTGCCGGCGATGCATCAAAAAAGCTCGCCACCACTGAATTTGTTATCAGCGCGATTGGCACCGCCTCGATCGGACAGATCGTGATGGAGTCTCGCACAACTGCACGCGCCGGTTTTCTTAAACTCAATGGAGTTGAACTCAACCGTGCCGACTATCCGGCTTTGTGGGCTTATGCGCAGGCCAGCGGCACCCTCGTCACCGACACCGACTGGGTGAACTACCATTTCGGATGCTTTTCATCCGGTGATGGCGTGGCCACGTTTCGTATTCCCGAGCTGCGAGGCGAATTTCTGCGGTGCTGGGATGACGGACGCGGCATCGACCCGTCACGCTCAATAGGAACCGGGCAAGCAACGCAAAACCTCCAACACAACCACGACGCATCGGCAGACTGGGTGAATGACCATGTTCATAGCGCATGGACCGATGCACAGGGCTGGCACGGCCATGGCGTGAACGACCCAGGCCACGCTCATAGCGTACCCAGCGGCGCCGCAACGGGCTCGGGTGGCTCTGCGGGCGCCGGAACCGCAGGTGGACTTGCGGGCCAGACAACCTACAGCTCGGGTACCGGCATCTCCATCGCCCGCGATGGCAATCATACCCACAACGTTGGAATCGGTGGTGGTGGCAATCATAGCCATAACATCAGCATACAACCCAACGGTGGCAGCGAAGCCCGTCCGCGCAACATCGCTCTGTTGGCGATGATCCGCGCTTACTGATTTTCGAAGGAGATCTCATGCTGATTCATCAATACGACAGCCAGACCGGTCAATACCTGAGCAGCAGCCTCGCCGATGAAGATCCGCGTAGACTCGGCCGCTGGTTGATTCCAGCATTCAGTACCGTTGATACACTCCCCGAGCGCCAGTCGCTGACCTGGCCGTTCTATCGCGATGGCGCCTGGACGTTGCTGCCCGACTATCGCTGCCGTGTTCTCTATCGCTGCGACAACGGCGAACCCACCGAGATTCTGGTTCCCGGCACCACGCCCGATGAGAATGGCTTAACGGATACGCCGCGCCCCTCCGATCAATACCGTTGGCAAGATGGCGCTTGGGTGCTCGATCCAGACAAAATCGCCCAAGCAAAGCAAGCCGCGGCGATGGCTGAGTTCGATTCCCGCATGACAAAGGCTAAGCAGAAGAACGCAGGCCGGGCGGATGCCTACGCTGCCGGCCTGCTGAATGACGAGCAAATCTATAACTTCAAGGCGTGGTCCACGTATCAAATGGATCTCGTCAGAGCACTCGATCAAGACGTATTTCCTGAAGCGGTTGAATGGCCTGCGGAACCTTCGCCCTATGTACCACCACCCCCGGCCGAACCTGCACTTGAGACCGCCCGTGAGAAGTCAGCGCAGCTCACGCCATACGCCGAGTCGATCGCGCAAGAACCGGCACCGACAGCATGACACTGAACCAC